ACATCATGCCTCCTTGGTTCATGAGCGCGGGGCCTTGTGTTCGCAAAGCATCAAAACGAGCCATGTCTGCTGGGTCGAATTCGGCTGCGCGATCTGAATACCCGCCGGGCATTACGTCTGGTGCTTGATTTATGGGAGGCATCAAACCAGACCCAGGCATACCCGGCTGTAACCTGCCACCAAAAGTTTTGCCGCCTTGTAGATTACCAAAAGTTTGTCTCTCTGCTTGGCTGACTGCGCCTACAAATTGATTAATTTTATTTTCTTGCTCTTGTTGCATCGGCCCTATGTATTTTTGACCCAAATAGCCTTGATAAAGTGCCAAGGGATTTTGCTGCATGCCTCGCATTTGGCTTTGCATTTGCATGAAGTTTCTTTGCATAGGCCCCATCTGCTGCGGGCCAGGCGCAATTGGTCGAGGCCCCATGGTCTGAGCCTGTGGTCGAATCGAATTAGCAAAAGGCGATTGCATTTGCGCAAGTCCAACTATTCCGCCTTGATTCATTCTGTTCGCCTCCGACAAAGCAATTGCCATAGCTTGCTTTGGATTTGTTACCTTTCTACCCGAACCGCCTGATTTGAGAGAGCCATCTTTGAACTCTCCCATCACCTTGCTGATCTTTCTTTGACGCCTAGATCGCTTCACGGTTGCGGTTTACTTTGGAGTAATCAACACTGTAATAACCATCGTCGCCCATGATTACTGCACTTGGGTCAACTGCTTTGAGTTCTTGTGCAATCACACCTTCAGTTGGGTCATCAATGCCCATGGCCTTAGCCGTGTCATTCCAATCCCATGTGTACCAGCCTACGCCGGGTTGAACGTCATCAACCTTCATTACGTTTTCTTTCAGGCGGATGTCAGAAAATCCCATAGCTCCTGCAGCACTCGCAACAGTTCCTACTGCCGCTAACCCTTGAGCAAACTTACTGCCCTGAGTTTGAGCTTGCCCTTGGTTTTGACCCATGCTGAAGCCGCTGGTGTACTGAGGCATGAACGGTGCGCCACCTTGCAACAACGCTTGGCCACGCTGCAGTCTCATGAACGGTTCATCAGCCATCTGAGTAGCCGCCTTGTACTGCGCATCAAGACCTGCTTGCTGTATGCCTCTACCCGTTACCCCTAACTGATTAAGAGTATTAATCTGCGTGCCCAGCATCTGTTGACCTTGTTGGCCAAGTCCTGCGATGCCTGCTGCGGCTGCGCGTTGAGCGCCTGTGCCTTGACCAAACGCCTGCAGCGCAGTGCCAAACTGATCTTGCGTAAGACCGCCAAGACCTTGTCCTGCTCGTGCGAAGCGATCCATCTGCTGGCCAAACACACTTGACCCAAGCTGTTGACCCTGCATGCCTAACTGGCCTATGCCTTGAGCGATGTCTGCACGCTGTCCTGCAAGACCTGCTTGTGTTTGCGCACCTTGAATGCCCATCTGGCCGCTTTGTTGAGCGATGTTGCTTACATCTCTTCCAGCTTGCATACCCATTTGAGCAACATCTCGGCCTGCTTGTCCTGCCTGTTGAGCCAACTGCGATCTTAGTTGTTGCGTGGAGATACCCATCTGAGCCGCTCTATTAGCAAGATCAGCCTCAGACTGTATGCCCTGCATGCCAAGCGCAGCTTGCTCACCAGCTACGCCTCTACCCATCTCAGCCGCTTGCATACCAAATTGACCAGCTTGGCCAAGTAATGAGCCAATGCCTTGCTGTCCAGAAAGACCAAGCTGTCCGCCTTCAAGCGCACCTCGTTGAGCTAACTGCTCTGCAGTTAATCCTAGCTCTCCTGCTCTTGCTGCGGCTTGTAAGGACGTTCCTGCTCCAGCCTGACCCATTGACCCAGTGAGTTGCGCGGCTTGCTGACGGCGCGCCTGCGCGTTCTCAAACGATTGTTGTGCCTGCTGTGCTGCCTGCTGGAAGCCTTGTGATCTTAACTCAGCACCTGTCTTAGCCTGCTGCTGTAATACGTTACGGCCAATCTCAGCTTCTTGTATCGCGCCTCGAGAGCCGCCAAATGCACCCGCTCTAACTTGCTGTGCTCTAGCATCTTGTTTTTGTTTTTCGCCTAGTCTAGCGATCTCTGCTTGTTGCGCATCAATAACTTGTTGCGTGAAGGGATCTTGGAATCTAGCAATGCCTGCAGGATCAAACTGCTCACCAGTGCCTGCGAGTCCAGCGATACCCTGCATCGCTGTTTGACGGCCCATTTCTCCAGCGGATCGCAAGTCTCGTCCAGCCATTTGAGTTTGTGCACGCGCTCTACGCGCCGCTTCTGCAGCACCTGTCTGAGCACCACCGACTTGACCTGTAATCCCACGAGCAGCGTCTTCTATGCCAGCGCCTGCCCTGCCTGCAGCGGCTTGTCCTGCTGCCAATGCTTCGCTCAGACCTTGTTGTCCTGCGCCCACAACACCACCAACGCGGCCAGCGCCACGCAGCAATGCTTCTTCGCCTGCTGTTGATGCGAGTTGAGCTTGTTGACTTGCTTGTCTAGTCGCTCTATTTGCTTCGCCAGTTGAGTCCATTGCTCTTAATGCCGCGGCTTCAATGTCTCGGCTACCGCCAGCCATGCCCCTTTGAGCGGCTTCAATTTGGCCTGGGATGGTTGCGCCAGCTGCACTGATATCTCCAGCCGCACCTTCCATCATAGATCTTGCTCTCTGATCTACAAATCGTTGCCCCATGGATGGGTCATACACGCCAAGGCTTTGTTCGTACAATTCACGCGCTCGTGGGTCTGCAAACAAACCAGCAGAACGCGGGTCAAACCCTTGTCCTGAACGCCTAAAAAGCTCTTGTGCTTCTGCTAGTTGTCCACCAAAACCACCCAACCCCTGCGCAGCATTACGCGCTTGAATTTCTTGTGGCGATAGCCCAGCCACCTGTTGAATAGGAATAGGTATGGGCTGCCCCATCATGCCCAAGTTGCCTTGAGATGGGTCACCAAAGTATGTAGCTAGAATGTTTCTAGTTGCCAACTCCATCGCTGGATCGGCATAGGTTTGCCCCGCCTGGGGCATTATTACGGGTATACTGGTATCTGTTACACCTGTACTAGCCATTACGCTTTCCTCATCGCTTGCTCGCCCGCCTTCTGTAAGGCATACATCATGCGAGCGCCCTCACGGCGTTGTTCTTCTTTAGATTTACCAGCGCCATTCATTCTACCGACGCCACGAACAGCTTTAGCGTTTACGACAAACTCGCCATCGCTAAGCATTGCAGGAATATCATCAGATGTCTCTGTGCCTGGGCCAGATATCGGGCCATTCATACGAGGAAAATCGACATCTCCGCCATCAGCCAATGGTTGAGGCGTTAATGCTTTGCTCAAAGCGGTAAGCTCAGCACCAAGGTCTGACTTGTTTTGTTGTTCCAAAAGAGCAATTAACTGCTCTTTAGTCATGTTGGCATATCGACTTTGTTTTTTTGAAGATGCCTTTTGATCTGAAGGGGTTCCAACAGGCGAAGGCGTCATTGGGTTTACGCCAACCCCAGCACCGCCAACTCCACCACCACTTAAACTCATCAAGTTTCCTGCAGAGGTGCCGCCTAAAGTTTGTCCTGGAGCCGCGAGCGCGCCACCACCGCTCATTTGCACGGGTATACTAGCAATACCACCATCAGCCATGGTCATCATGACATTGTCGCCAATAGAGTCTTGAATGTTTTGAAGATCGCTAAGACTTAGTATCCCGCCAGGGGCGCTGCGAGAAACAAGCAAGTCTTCATTTGAGAAAGCTCTTTCACGATTGTCTGCTGCAACCTCCAGCATCTTATCGTCGCCAAAAATGTCATCGTAATCTTCTATCTGAAACGGGCCGCGACGAATAGCTTGTTCTAATTCAAAATCTTTGAACGCATCAGCCATTTCATCTCGCCGTTCAAAGTTCATCTCGTTAGCTTGCTCAACAAGCTCGGCAAGAAGCAATGCATTCTCTGCTTCAATATCAGCCGGATCATCTGCTCTGCCCACATCTATTGCAGGTTCAGACTTATACTGATTGGAAACGCCACCGCTTGCTGGGGGCGTTGTGGCTACAGGAGGGGCTACGTTTGCTTGTGGGTAGAACGCTGTGGTTGTGCCTGGAAGGTTGGCATATGTCATCCCAGGTAGGCGTTGATACGCCATAGACTGCGCGTATGGGCTTGCCCCCCCACCTAAAAATGAAGTGCTGCCTTTAAGTTGAGGCATGGCGCTTTGAAGAGGGCTTGGCGCAAAACGTTGAAAGCCACCAGATGTGTCGAAATCTTTGATCGCTTTAGACGTTTGCTGACGCAAATCTTTTTGCGCTGCTGCAATCTCTTTTTCAGATCTACTCATTCCCATATCAGTTACTCACCTGCTTAACACTTCCATCGCCGTCTGGCTTGTCTTAGCCTAGAGTTAGGATCTTTTGCTGCTTTTGGAAACTTCTTCATTTGCCCTGCAGATCGTGCGCAAAAAGACTTTCTACGCGCTGCTCGCTTACCTGTAGGCTTATCCTCCGTCACAGCAGTCTGGAGTTTACTACCAGGATTGGCTTTACGATACGCTTTTACACCAGCTTCTGTCATGCCAGCGCCTTGTTTTGTGGGGCGAAAGTTCTTTTTATTGCGCTTCGGCATCTTATCGCGGCGTCGTTTCTTGACTTCACCACCGCCGTTGAACTCTTGTGCGTATCGTCTAAACATCAGGAGTACCTAGTTCTCTTGCGTCGATCAGACATAACAGCGCCACAACCCCGATGGTTACGACGAACTTCGCCGCCGCTGGCTTTCTTTACAATGGTCTTCACATTTGTTGGCTTGCCGCCCACACCCTGTGGCTTAGCGCGCTTTCGCTTGACGGCACTACGACGCTCGCCTTCAGTCATTTGATTGGCTTTAGATCGCGGCACACACTTTGGATACTTGCGCTTTGAGCCTTCAACTTTCTTGCGACCACACGCTTGAAACTTGCCATCTTTCTTGGGCGCGCCAATATCAACCCAATCGCCTTTTGAGTCTGTTTTTGAAAACCATTTGGTTAGGCTCATGCGATCTTAGTGGGCTTGCGCTTGTTAGGCAGCATGCCACTGAATCCTCTAGGGTCTATTACACGAGCGCGTTTAGCAACAAAGCCACCTGCATTCATATCTTTTGGCTTCGGGCCTTTGAAGTCTTTACGCTTCAAGCCAGAGGGGTCTTTAATTTTGCCCGCACAGATTTTGCTGGCATAAGCATTTGCATACGCAGACGGGTATACCTTGAACTTACGCTTGGCCGCTGCCTTGCCTCTTGCACATAGTTTTGTCATGAACCTACACTCACTACGATTGCTCCTTCATTAACAACTTGAACAGAACCAACCTGACCTTGTGCTTCTAATGAAAGATTCGCGCTGGTTAAAGTAATCCAGTTATCGCCATCATACACTTGCAAAGCATTTATAGTCGTGTTCCAGATTAGATCACCAGCGTTGAATTTTAAAGTATCTCTTTTGTTTTCAGTGAATTGCGCTGTTGCGTCTGGATCAAAGGCATCCAAGCTTATCTCTAAAAGCCGAACCGCCTTGTTAAAAGTAACGCCATTTACATTAGCGTTGCCATTAACAAACGGTAATCTGCCTTGTAGTAACTTGCTCATCGCCGCCCATTAGGCTGTATATCTAAACGGGTGCCACCAATTCTAAACCCAACACCCGTGCGAACACCTGTTGTGCCGTCATCATCAGACTCAAATCGCACAACCGCTTGGCGCGCTCTAGCTCGAGTATCTACTTTGGTGGTGGTGCTGGTGATCGTGGACGTTTGATCCGTGGTCAATGTGTTACCTGGGAAGTTTCTTGCCTTCAACACAAAGTTTATTGTTTGGTTTTCACCGTCACCTGTAAACTTCACATCTGGTATACACCTACGCACAAACTGAAAGTCCTCACCTTCTCCAATATCAAAGTCTGCGCTCTCAATAAACACGTTGTCCATTGGAGAGCCATCGTCATCAAACCCAGTTTCGTGCTTGTAGATCAAATTGCTGTTGCTGTCTGATCCGTATGCTGCAGCCCTAGGGAACGACTCTATACCTTCATCAAGCCAAGCTGTGCGAGATAGCTGGCCAATAGACCAAGTTTGTTCTAGATAGTTGTAGGCCACATAACGATTAACTACGTCTGAATCTGACGAACAATAGAACCAACCAACCTCATCAAACTGTTTGTTAACAAACCCAAAGACTTGGAATGCTTGGCCTTCATTTAAGTCATCAAACACATAAGAATGCACGCTACAAGACAGTGGTTGAACCGCTCCCTGGTACGAGTAAAAGCCTTTCTTGTCCATCCAAAATACGCCAGATGGTGTATTCACCACAGCGTTAGGCCCAATCAAGCTCACACCTTCATTGATCAAGTTCAAGCCAAACGTTAATGGAGGCCCAATAAACTGCAGGCTATACAGCGCAACGTCAGTCCATATAAGCGTTTCCTGTCTTGCTCTAAGGCCACCAATAATTTGTGAGCCAGCTGAACAGCGCAGTGAACCTGCGGTGTTTGTGGATAATGGTTCCCACTCAGCAGCATTCTCTTGATCGGAGAAAGCAACCAGCAGTGGGTCAACAGACCCAGACCTAGCGCCACTCACAATTGGGTCTGCACCTAGAACGATCGCGTGTCTATCAACATCAGATACCAGCACTTGCAGCCCCACAGTTGGGGCAAGATTAGCGCCAGTTAAAGATGTTAAAGGAAGTGCTCTAGAGGAGAAGCTTGTGTAGTCCCAGTAGAAAATTCCACCACCTCGCACACAAGACAACAAGTCTTCACCAAATGAATCCAGCGACCACAATCTTAACTGATTAGATGCACTGATTGCGCTTGTAGAACCCCAGCCACCAGCACCCCAGGCACCAGCGCCAAACCCTGAACCAGCAACAAACACATCTAAGCCGACATTGATTTGATAAGACCCATCAACACCCGAACCGCCATTGCCTGTATCAGAAGCGTTGGCTGTAACAGCTGCGCCACTCGTGTCTTTTGCTGTAATCGTGTAACTGTTTGTGTCAACGATAGTGGCTATTTCGTATTCTTGATTTAATACTTCAGCTGTTATGTTGCCGCCCAACGATACAGCGCCAGATATGGTGACAAAGTCTCCCTTAGCCGCGCCATGGCTTGAATCTGTAACCGTAAGCGTAGAAGAGCCGTTTACAGCAGCAAACGTAATACTGTTTGTGGATGTTTTTCTTATAGGGGTGATATCGTCGTAGCCAGCGCCCTCCTGTATGTACAGCTTGGTACGAGTTCCTAGAGCAAGTAGCTTCGTACCATCAAGCGCAACCCAACCCAGAAGCTTTCTGCCTGTGCCGTTGTACGTTTCAGTAATGTACTTTTCCCAACCACCTATCTTTTCAGGAAATCCTTTTCGGAAACGCACCAAGTTGCCGTCAAACCACCCGCCTTCTGCTGTGTAGTCAGTGCCTTCTTTGTTGATGCCAGGGTTAAAGATAAACTTTTGCAAAGCCATTACTGATACTCCCCTGTGCGGATCATCTCAGTCACCTCAACAGCGCGGTTGCCTACTTGCTGACTCCAACGCGAGTCCATGAACTCATCTGCTGCAATATCAAACTGTTCACGAGACATCGCCTCCAAAGCGTTAACAAATCCTCGCAATCGGGTGAGGCCAAGGTTGAAACAGATGTCAATCATCGCATCTTGTCGCGCTTCGTTGAGTGCGGGGAACCAGAAATAGGCGTCTTCAAGTTCTTCTCGCACGCGCTTAATATCGTTGTTTAAGAGGTATTCAATCTCATCATCTGACAAGCCAAGACCAGATTCGCTGATGTTGCGGCCAACGCCTAAAGTTTCATACCCGGCGGAGCACAGGTATACATGACTGCGTACACCCTCATGCAGCTTCAGCATTTCAATTAGTTTTGTCATTACTTCTCCCTACTCACGCCTCTGGTCTTCTCGTAGCTCCTCATAGCGCCGAGACCTAACATCCCAGTCATAGTAGTCATCAGCAGTGACGGATCTATCTCTGGAACTTCTACCCAGATACCTGCAATCGGCGCGATCAGTACATGATACAGAAGACCCAGACTACAGCACCAACCGATGCTAGGACGCCACCCGGCAACGAATAACGACTTATGTGCAGCCTCAACCTTATTGACCTCTAGCTGCCCCTTGGCTAGTTCATTCGCATGTCGCTCTGCAAGAGTGCTCAACTCAAAGGCGATACGATTCTTTTCGTCTTTGTCCTCAATTACCTTGTCTAATAGCTGAGTAGCTGGGCCTATAAGTGATCCAAGTATGCTCATTACGCCACCTTAAACACGACATTGAAGCAACGAGGGCACAGCGTTTTTGCTTTGTGGTGTATGAAGTGCATCACATGGCCCCTCTTATTGCATCGCTGGCAGCGTATTTCAGTTCTTTTGTCATCGCTCACCGACCCTTCGCCATGTACGCTGTCGCGCCAAAGTATAGCCCTACAATGCTTGCCTGACTAAGAAACAACATGTCGCTCAGAGAAGCCATAGTGGACAGACGGGACTCAGGGATAAATGGCATGAGTGGTAGTAAAGCGTAAACCACCATACTAGAAAGACTAACCCAAGCCATTCTTCGTTGACTGTCTGCTTTCTCTTCACGCAGTTCGATTTCAACAAGCTCTTGATTTCGTGCCAATTCTTCATCGCTCACGACCCCATCTCCATCAAGGTCGTACTGAGCATACCGCGATTTCGGCTCTAATTTCTTCGGACTCATCAATCTTCATCCTTTCTAGCCGGGTCACGAAACAAAATCTTGGTGCCTGCTTCTGAGGTGGGTATTTCTCTTACACGGCAGTAAGTCTTAAAGTAGCTGTTGTTGCTTAGTAGCTCGTTTATCTTGCCTACAGACTGTGCGTTAAGCGCCTTGGAGTATTCTAAGCACGAAGTCAGTTCTCTGAAGTACAACTCCTCGCCCGTGGGTTGCCCACGCTCAAGAACAATCAATACAAAAATCATCATGGTCATGCGCGTATGTCCAATGAAAACTGATCTTCAACCTTCACAATAGTAGAAAGAACTTGACCGTTTTTATAGTAGTAATACGTCTCGCTGTATTGTGTTAACGCTTCTACTTTATCAGTGCGAGTACGGCTAATCTGATCTAAACGCAACAGCCTATGTATCTTGTCTTTGACCACCACCTCTGAGGGTGCGTTAACGCTGTTGGGAAATACTGGCGGAATATCCACTTAGAGCCTCCGCTTTTTCTGTACAGCCTGAGCGCGCACAGCTTTTGGCTTAACAAGTTCCCAAGTGAGCAGTTCTACATCAAGCTGATGGGCGGTGCCTAAAACACGCGGCATCGTGTTCTGTATGTAGATCTGAGCGCCATAGCCGCACTGGCGGTGGTTGTATCGTAACCATGCCAGCGCAAGGCAATGACGGTATGCAGGAGGATCGACTAGCTCTAGCATTCGCCACTCCCGTAAATCGCAAAACAGATTCGGGTTGGCGGGGTCGTACTCTAGTTCTGATTCTTCAGCATTATTTCGATCAGTTGCTGGAGCTTCGCGTCGCTGGCTTTCGCTGTCTCGGACTGCTCCGCCAATGAATCGACGATAGCCTCGATCTTTGTCGCATTGACTGCTGCGAGTTTTCCCGTGGCTTGGGCCTCTTCAACAACACTCACGACAGCAGCTTCAATACGGTCTACTTCTTCTTGTGTAGCCTGTGCCTGTGCTTGACTAGCACCCCACACCATTGCGCCTGACAGCGCAGCAGCGCCAATAGGTAAGGCCCACGTTGGGACTTTAATTGTTCCTTCATCTGACATATCAACCTCCTAAAAACTGTGGCACCAAGATGCTCACTACAATCAAACCAATAATCCACCATAACCTGTTAGATACAGTGTCCATCTTTGCTTCAAGCTCATCAAACCGCCTAGACCCACTTGCAAGACGTTCCTCAATCCGCAGGTAACGCTGCTCACACACTTGCTCGTGAGTAGAGATCTGGTTCAATGCCTTATCACCTTTATCCAAGCCCCATTCCTCTGCCATCGCTAGATAGCACATAGTTATTCTTTGGCTTTACCAACATTAAGTGCCAGAGCTTCAATCACAGGGTAGATGTACTTCGCCATGAAGGCATCGTCCTTGGGTGTGGGCGTGGCGGCGCACACAGCAGATGCAATGACTGACAAGGTAGTCAACGTGGTTACAATCTCCATCAAGCTCATGCGGCTATCTCCTCTCTAAAACAATTCAAGTTGGCCGCTACAGTACGGCGTTCACCTTCACCTCGGAACGGATAGACCATGTGCTGCATCCAGCTTGGAAACATATACAGCCTACCCACCTGTGGGCGTATCACGATGTTCTGCGTCGGCTTCAACCGCTCTTTGTCCCAAGAGGAGCTTTGACCGTAGTTGAAGCACAAGCACCCGTCAGACTCACCAGACGCATTATACAGGCCATAGTCTTCAGATCCGGGCCGTGGCCCTTGTTCTATCTGAGGTGGCACCTTTGTCCAAGTCGTGCAGCTTATGCCCATGATCGTTTGGGTGCCGTGGTCGTGAATGGGATTGTAGTCCCCTTCATAGCTATGCACTGACCACAGATCGTCTATCTCGACGTTGCGGTTGCCATCTAGCATCTGGCCCGAACTCTTCATAAAAGCATTGATATACTCAACGCCCATAGAGCGCACGAAGCCAGAAAAACCAGCGACAAGTGCGTGATCACAATCCATTCTAAGCTGTTCTCCTTCATGGATTTGACCAACGAGCGTATCAGCCGCTGTACGTCGCCCTTCTTGTTCCAAGAGGCCATCAAGATACTCGTTGAGTTGAGCAACGAAGCCCTCTGGAATATCCAACTCCATCAGAAATACTGACGGGAGCGGATGCATCATGTAGGAGATTTCGTCCATTACTGAACGACAGCTTCGTCTTCCTCATCATCAACTGCTTTCACAGAGTCAGAGATAGCCTTGATGTACATTTGCAACAGGGCTTGACGCTCGTTGACTTGGATCTGCAATGCAGACACCTCACGGCGTAGCTCGTTAACTCGTGCGATATTCGCCTGAGTTTCTACAGCCAAACCCTCAAATGAGTATTCTTCGCCATCAATCGTGACTTTGTTTTCTTCGCTCATGGTAGTCCTTATGGTGTGTATGCTTCAGCAGCAGAGATCGCTGCATCAATGGTTGACATATCTTCACTGCCCCAATCGTCCAAGTCCTTCATAAACGACAGGTATCCAGAGCTACGCATAACGCGCTCTTTCTTTTCTGCACTAGTCATGTCGTTACAAAACTCGTTGTCATCGTCAAGACAGTTTGTGATTACACTGACGCTGCCCAGCATTGCTGAGTAGTCTTGTGCTTTTTGCTCGTCAGAGCGTTCTACTGCTTCTGATTCAGCCATTTCTAGCCTCCTGATTTAAGGGTGTTTACTTCAGCCTGTAGGGCCGTTACTTGTGCGGATAGTTCTTGGACTGCTTTGACTAATGGTACAACAAACGCCGCCTTTGCAATTTGTTGAACACCATGCTGATCTTCTTGCCAGCCTCCAAATGTATCAACTCCAGCGGTGTCTAATGCAGCTTTTACTTCTTGAGCAATAAACCCATGCATCGTTGCAGTAGTGTTCATCAGGTTGTCAGCTTCATCTTCTTTATAAAGATGTGCTAATTCTGAGTCAGAAGAATCTAATTCATGGTTAGGCTTCCAATTGTAAGTGACTGTTCTCAAGTCATTTATAAAGCTTAAACCTAATGGAGCATCTGAAATGTTTTTCTTCAATCGCTCATCAGAGGATCTTGACCAGTCTGCATCTGTAGCAAAATCGTTGTGGACAATGTTGGAGGCTTTACCAAAAGCAAAGGCATCACCAGATGTTCCGTTGATGTCATGGCCTAATACAATTTGATTACTTCCACTAGCAGAAGATGGATTTACGTTTTGCCCTATGCAAATGTTTTGCGATCCCGTGGTAATGGTATCCCCAGCATCTTTGCCAAAGCAGTTGTTTGAACCGCCAGTAGTTACTCCCCTGAGAGCATTTGTCCCAAACGCGCAGTTATTGCCATGACTATTACCACTGACCCCCAAAGCAGAGTTATACCCTACAAACGTATTATCTTGTCCAGTGACGTTATAATAGCCAGCTTGAGCGCCAATGGCTGTATTACCTGTAGCGCCCGATGTGACATTTTGTGAAAACGCAGCAGCATAGCCAATCGCTGTAGTTAACGTACCTGCTGTTTCATTGCCTAATGCCTCGGAACCAAAAACAGCAGTGTATTCTGTGCTAGTAAGTGCATCTCCAGCTAAAGCACCAACAATCGTAACGTGCTTCCCTGTAGTAACATTTGCACCGGCACCATAGCCTATTGCCGTATTATGAGCATTTGTATCGCTGCTACCTTGATTTTGATTTTCTAACGCACCCCGACCAACAGCGACTGTTCTGCTACCACCTACATCAGAGCTTAAAGCAGTAACACCTATTGCGACGTTGTTTTGGCCTACAGTCATTGCGTCACCAGCTAGACCACCCAAAATGGTGTTCTGAACCCCCGTGGTGACCGCCGCACCTGCTTGGTAGCCTACAGCGGTGTTGAAAGCATCTGCTCCTGCGTTTTGAGTAAATAAAGTTTGGGTGCCTATTGCTGTGTTTTTGCCATGAGCATCTTCATTTTTAAGAGCTTCATATCCAAAAACAGCATTGTTACCCCCTGTTGTTAGTGCAAGTCCTGCGCTGCCGCCCACGATAGTGTTTTGGACTCCCGTGGTGACGTTTTCGCCAGCCAAGTGACCAACTGCCACGTTGAAAGAATCTGTGGCGGTAGTAAAGTTTTGACGTTGCAATGCAGCATAGCCAATAGCTGTAGACTTACTACCCATAGTATCTGCGGTTAAAGCTAAATACCCTATCGCTGTATTAAAATCAGCATCTGTAAGAGCATCACCAACTTGAGCGCCGATAAGCGTGTTCTGAACCCCCGCGGTGACTGCCATACCAGCTTGAAACCCCACTGCTACATTGAGAGCATCAGTAGAAGTGCCGTAGTTTTGATCTTGTAGCGCCAATCGGCCTATAGCTACAGACTTGTTGCCCACCGTATTGTTTTGCAAAGCGAGTGAGCCAAAAACAGTATTTTCAGAACCTGTTGTATTAGCCCCTGCCGCTTCCCTACCCACAGCAGTAAGACTATGACCGCTTAGGTTAGCTGTTCCTGCTTTGAAACCTATAGCTGTGTTTTGGCTTGCTCCGTCTACTTGAGCAGACAATGCTAAATACCCAACAGCAGTATTGTCACCAGATGTCGTTAAGGCGTCACCAGCAAGACCACCGATGAGAGTGTTATTGATTCCCGTGGTGACTGCCTTACCAGTTTGATAGCCAACGGCCACGTTATAAGCATCAGCACCAGCGTTTTGTACTAACAAAGCCTGATGACCTATTGCTGTATTTCTACCGTGTGCGTCCTCTGCGCTAAGAGCTTCCGTACCCAGAGCCACGTTTCCAGAACCAGTAGTAAGCGCATCACCAGCAAGGCCACCCACTATGACATTCTCAACTCCAGTGGTGACCGCACCACCTGCTGAATAGCCAACAGCGATGTTATAAGTCTCTGTAGCGGTGGTGAAATTTTGATTGCCTAAAGCAAGTCTGCCTAGTGCGGTAGACCTACTGCCTTTTGTATCAGAACCTAAAGCATTTTTACCTAAAGCTACATTAAGACTGCCTGTGGTAAGTGAATCACCTGCAAGAGCGCCGATAAGCGTGTTATCGGTTCCTGTGGTGACTGATAGCCCTGCTGCGTATCCAACTGCTACATTGTACATATCAGTAGCTGTAGCTGGATTTTGGGTTTCTAGTGCGCCTCTACCTAAAGCAACCGACCTGCTTCCTACTGTATTGCTTCCTAATGCCCTAGCTCCTAATGCTACGTTATAATCTGCATCAGTAGTTGCATCGCCAGCCAAGCCTCCAATGAAGGTGTTTTCAATTCCCGTGGTGACTGACACCCCTGCTTCATAACCCACCGCCACGTTGTAATTATCAGTCGCAGTAGTGAAGTTTTGTGTAAATAAAGCTCCTTGACCGATAGCAATGCTTCTTGACCCTAAGGTATCTGACGCAAGAGAATTTGTACCCAGTGCGACATTTGAGCCGCCTGTAGTCAAAGCATCTCCTGCTAGACCACCGACGAGAGTGTTCTGGGTTCCCGTGGTGAGCTGATCCCCTGCTAAAGCGCCAACAGCAGTGTTGTATCCTGAACCGCTACCGACGTTAAAAAGACGAAGCGCCTGAAAACCTACAGCAACATTCAACTCAGAACCCGTGTTGGTACTCAAAGAAGAATAACCGACTGCGGTGTTACCGTCTGCGGTAGTAATAGCATCCCCAGCTAAACCACCAACAAGCGTTGTACGATCCCCCGTGGTGACTGACCCACCAGCGTTATGGCCAATGCCGACGTTAAAAACATCTGAGTTTGTTGTGGTATTTTGCACACCTAATGCGTTGTACCCAATACCAATAGACTTACGCCCACTTGTTTCACCAGACATAGCTTGATAGCCAACCGCTACGTTGAGTAACGCATCAGTCATCGCATCGCCAGCTTCTGATCCAATCAGGGTGTTTTGTTGCCCTGTAGTAATTAAAGCGCCTGTTCTGTTTCCGACAGCGGTGTTATGACTATCTGTACCACCTGTAAAGTTTTGCGTTTTTAAGGATTCAAAACCAATAGCAACAGATCTGTGACCTATTGTATCCGTTGTCAGAGCTTGATAGCCGATTGCGACGTTATAATCCGCATCTCCAAGTGCATCACCAGCGTTAGCACCGATAAGCACATTTTGAATACCAGTAGACATAGCTCTACCAGAGTTTGAGCCAACAGCGGTGTTATACCCGTCAGCACCCGCATTTAAGTTTTTAAGGGAACTCCAACCAATAGCAGTGTTATTACCGTGTGCGTCTTCAAAAGCTAACGCGGCATAACCTACAGCAGTATTATTGTCACCCGTAGTAATCGCCGTACCCGCGTCATCGCCCACGACCACGTTGTAGTTGCCGCCAGAGGTTATGCTATTACCTGCGTTGACACCTAGCTTTACGTTGCTTGTACCAGCAGTCGGAGTAGTGATTGAATCCACTGCATCCAAAATGATGCTTCCAGCAGAATCAATCGTGAGGCTACCACTTGAAAGGTCAATCTCTGTGCCATCAATCGTGATGTTGTCTACGACTACGCCAGCGTTGGCAGTAACTACACCACCAACAGCCAGAGTGCTTGCCATATCCACAGCACCATCAATGTCCACGACATCTAGGTTAGTGGTGCCATTTACGTCAATAGATCCTTCCAGATCTATGTCTCCGTTTACCGTCAGGTCATCAGTAATCGTCAGATCGTCTTCTACGGTGAGATCAACGACGTTGAGGTGA